GCTCTTCCGATCTAATCTTCAATATGGTCATGATCTTTGTTCAGTGTATAAGGATTCATCTGGAATTTTGGACGATTCTTCCTTTTGGAGACGATTCCATTTCCCACTTTATGTGGAAGATAGGAAAATCTACCAATTAAAAGAGAAGATTTCATCCTTCGTTCGAGAAGAGAACCTAATACACAAAACTAGGAACTTGAACCAATCAAGATCAATGGATCATTCTTTGAATTATTATCGAAGGTCAACTATCTTCCGCAAGGAAGTAGGACCTCAGATCTACCAAAATGATTTCTGGGAAGTTATTCAAGATAAACAACTTCTTCAAAACATCAATTTGGTTTTCAAAGAACGAACCAAGTTTCATGAAAACATCCGTCGAAAATGGATTCAGAAGATCAAGTCTCACGTAGAAACACCTGAGACCCAAATTGGAAAGGAATTTTATGCAAGTGAAATTGCTCCATTCCTTCCTACAAGTTTGGGTTTTGATGCTTCACCTGAGATTCGATCTCAAGAGTATACCTTGGAATTTGATGCTTTTCCTCCTGAAGAGTCTTTACCTGTCCGAGTGGAACCAGTTATTGAACCACTCAAGGTAAGAACAATCACAGCAGGAAGAGGGGACTGTTTCTGTTTGAAGCCTTTCCAAAGAGCCATGTGGCTTGCTTTAGGAGAGGAAAAACAGTTCTGTCTTACTCATGGTACAAATAACCTTGAACCTGCCATCAAAAGGATTTATGAGAAATCTGATCCTAATGATGTCTGGATTTCAGGTGATTATACCGCTGCAACAGATTGCATTCCAATTGAAGTTTCAAAAACTTTGTTGGAAGGTATCCTCGAATCCATTGATCATGAACCCACAAAAAGATGGGCAATGAAAGAGATTTCTCCTCACCTATTGGTCTATCCTAAAGATTCTGGTATTGAACCAGTTCTTCAGGAATCAGGTCAATTGATGGGATCTCTCTTATCATTTCCTCTCTTGTGTTTGTTGAATGACTGTACAGCTCAATCAGTAGGACTTTCTCCGGAAAAATATTTAATTAACGGAGATGACATCCTGATGAGAGCTCCACAGAAAGTTTATTCCTCCTGGAAAAAGAACGTCAATTCATTTGGACTTTCTCTCTCCCTAGGGAAGAACTACATTCACCCAGACTTTGGAACCGTCAACTCTCAATTGATTCTGAGGGGAGATGTTCTTTGTTCTGGAAAACAAAAGGTTCTCGATCGACGATCTAGAATTCTAGGAGAATGTTTAAGGGATTTGGAAGTCATGATGAGGGATACCTCTCCTGATGATGTCAAGGAATTGTTTAAGACCGTAAATCGATCTAAACTTTCTAAGACTGTTCGGGATATAAGTATTCCTATGAGTCATGGTGGTTTAGCTCTAGAATGGGGATCGAGTAAGAAAGATGAACGTACTCAACGTACGAACATTCTTGTTTACTTTCATGATCTTTTCCGAAAGATCGAACCTCACTCTGGGTGCTTAGCCATTCCTTACCTCTCAAACTCTGTTTTCCACCAATCTCAAGTTGAAGAAATGGATAAGATGTTCAATGAACCTATTCTTTCGAAGGAGTACCATGAGGAATTCATTGGTATCCCTCAATTGAATATTGTTCGGAAACGTTTTATGTCCCATTCTCAACTTCGAGATTTATTTCTTGGTCAAGATATCCAAGATCTCCCGTCACTAACGTTCCTGAAGGTAATTCAGGTTCCTTTTAATGACGGAAAGATTCGAAAGGAGATCCAAAAAGAAATTGATCGGATTTTCTTCTTGAATTTCTTGGATTCTAACCGAGAATATGGGTATGAAGCCTTTCGAAGTTCATTTCTTGAAGCAGTTAGGGGAATTCCATCAGCAACAGAAGTTGCTACGAAATTTCTCACTCCTATCATTGAACTTGACGTTCGTCCGGACTATTTACTTAAAGTAGTCAAGGACTATAAAGTCACGAATTTTGACGGGGAACTGTTCGAGAAACAGCTCGGAAAAGCTTTACAACCAAAGAATTTCAATCTTCCATTTGATCTAGAATCACCTGACTTCTCAAAAGAGGTTGTTTCGTCCTTTGATGAAGTACTGGGTAGTCTGGATCAGACGGAGAAAGATTTCTTTGGTTTACCCACGGCGGATGCAGATCGGTTCAATAAATCATTTTGGTATTTTCCTGAGGAATAACTTTCTTCTTCTAGATTTGATTCTTCTCTCATTAGAGAATTGAGTCTTTCTTAAAGAATTAAGTTCCTTTGGATCTGTCAAATAATTTATGAATCGATTTCTCCTCATGTGTAGTGGCTGATTTTATTCCAATTTCAACCGGTGCCTGGGCTGATATATCTGCCAGTATCGAAAGATACTATCAAATTCAGCCTAATCCTGGGTAACCAGGAAGGGG